TTATAATTACTCCTATACTTTTGGAGCAAACAACAACCCAGTTAGTATATCTTATTCTATTCTAGATACTGGACAGTCTTCTACTGGCGCTTACTTTAGCACTACTTATATTGAACCATATAACAATGTTTTAGATAATCTTGCTTATGACACGGTAAGTGGAAGTGTTACTACCACAGGTTCTGGGGGTGGAGCTGGTTCATTTTCTTTCACAATTGCAAGTTCTGCTGCAAGTTTAGGAGTTGTTGTTGGCTCATCTATTTATGGAACAAGTATTGGAACTGGAGCTATTGTAACTTCAGTTTCGGGAACAACAATTAATGTAAGTGTAGCCTGCAGCGGAACGGTTTCAGGAACTGTTACTTTTATCAACCCTAGATACGTTAACACGGTAACTACATGTAAAGGCAGCACTACTTTAATTACTTGTGATGATACTTCTAAATTATTTTTAGGAGCTAAATTAGTTCCAATTGCTGGACCTGGAAAATTTCCAACTGGGGCAGTGGTAACTAAAATTAATAGTTCTACTACATTTACAATGAGCGATGCTCCACTTACTCCATTAGATACAAGTAGCACATCTAGTTTGGGACTAAACTCTACATCCTTTGCTGTAGCAAATAATCTTGGCTCACCTATGTTAAAAATTAATCCATCAGCTAGCAGCTCTACTATTACTTTTTATTCTGGTGTTCGTAAGTCAGTTACTACAACATCCTACGCTAAAGGCACTACAGTTATTGGTGGAGGTTCGTCTACCCCATTGCGGCCTAAAGTATTTAATGTAGGAGATTATGTAACAGGAGATTCTTCTATTGCTCCTAATACATACATTACAGCAATATCTTCTGTAGCAGCAGTGACTTTATCAAACCCTTTGATTGGAACTCTTGCAAGCGGCAAAACTTTATACTTTGTTCATCCAACAGTAAAAAATACTAAAAACGGCACTGACACTACTACGTTTGTAGAGAATGCTCCAACTAATACTATTACTGATGCAAGCGTAGATTCATACCCCGTATCTCCAAATACTCCTTATGGTTTTGTTATGCACTTTAACGCTAATAACAACACAACTGTAGCCACTAGTGTAAAACTTCAATGGTACGACAGCAACGGAACAATTATTAGCACATCCTCTACTTCAGTAGCGGCTCCAACAGTTTCATCACCTCTACCTAATTACAACTATAAAAGCACTTGGTACCCATCATTTGTTTGTGACGTTAGCCCATCTAACGCCGTATCCGTGCAGCCTGTGTTTACTCTTACAAATGTTGTAAGTGGAACAGGTTCAACGGCGGGATACTACGCAGACTCTGCAATGTTAATTGCTCCCGTAAAAGTAGTTGGAGCTAGTAAAGTTGGTTCTAACGTAACTATATTTACAGATGTTCCACACAATTTTCTTGTTGGACAGCCTGTAGCAATATACACATCTGAAACTTCTACTGGTGTCTTAAATACTCCAGTAGGAAGTCCAGCAACTATTAACTCTGTATCACAAGATTTAAAGACTGGGCTGTACTCTTTTAGCTATTCACTTACTGGTGGGTCAATTACTGGCACGACAGTTACAGGTTACTGTGCCTCTCTTCCTGCAGTTGACGATGCTTACCAACCCGCGTATCAAATTACTGCAGCGGCGGCAGCTACTCCCTCTGCAGGTTCGGTCAGGTACACATGTAATAATGCAGCCCCTGCGTCACTAGTAGGACAAACAGTTGGTATATCTGGAGTTACTGGAGCGAGCACAGGTAACTTTAGTGGAAACTTTGTGGTGACTGCTGTAACATCAACTACTATTACGGTAACTAATTCGGCTACGGGAACTGCAACTATTAGTTCTGCCGCTACTTTGCAGCTACCTATTGCAGTAACAAGAAGTACTGTTTATGAGGATGCTAGAATTAATCGTTTAGAAATTCAAGCACCTCGTGTAAACCTTTGCCCTAATCCTAATTTTGAACACCTTCCTATATCTGGAACTAATTACACTCAAGGTTGGAGCTCATTAGGTACATTAACAAGTTTTGGGACTAGCACAAGTTATTACACTGCGGGCTCTAGAAGTCTAGCAGTTACATACCCAGCTAATGCGGTTGCTGGTAGCGGCGTTACTTATATTGGTAGCCAATCAAATGTTGCCATGCCAGAAATTAGAATAAAAAGCAGCGTTACTTCAAAAACAATTAACGTTAATGGGACAGACGTTAGTGTATCTCCTAGCAGCTATTACGCGGTTAGCGCATACATTCGTTCATCAGAAGCAGCAAGTTTTCAAATTAAAGTAACTTGGGTAGACTCTACTCAAAGTGTTGTTAGTACAACAACAGGAACAGCAACTGCCATAAATGCTAATGAATGGACTAGGGTTTCTTTATCTCAAGATGTAGATGGAGATAATGCTAAAGCTCCTTTTAGTTCTGTTTACGCAAGAATATCTATTGTCAAAACTACCACAACAGGGGCATCTTCCGCGGCTACTTACATAGATTCAATCCTTGTAGAAAAATCATTAACAGTTAATCCTTATTTTGATGGAAGCTTTGACGGGTACTCACAAGAATCAAATAGAGATTCTATATGGGAAGGCGCTCCAGGCGCAAGCCCTAGTCATTTATACCCAAACAGAATTACTAATCAAGCGTTTATTGACTCTAGAGTAGGAGACATGATTTACTATGCTTAATAGCAAAAAAGTTAGTTTAGCTAATGCAGCGGCAGTGTGTTTAACCGCCGTTCCTTCTGCGTCAACTCAATTTTTTAACGATGGCTCAAACTCATACACCATGCTAATTACATATACAACTCAAGATGAACACAATTTTTATCCTGGGGCTAGAGTAAACATTACAGGGTTTTCGGTAAGTTCGTCTATTGGCCCAACTTCGGTATCAGCAAATTTTACTAACGCTACAGTTTTTGCAATTGTTGACTCTAAAACATTTACTATTTTAAATGATGCATGGTCTTGGTCTAATACAGCTGGATACACATTTACAGGCCCAGGTAAAGCGTATTTAAGTTCAGCGGCTTTAAGCGGCGTAGATTTAGTGTACGGTTATCCTAACTTATCCTCTTATTGGTTTGTAGCCTAGATTTGCTACCCAGCACTTATTGTGTATAGTAGGTCTCCTAACGTCTAAGGAGACAACATGACTGATGCAATTTTAATTGTAGGTAGTGGGTCTACCAGCAGGGCTAATGTAGAAGCCTTGATGGATGACTACTTCTACGCTAACCAAGAGATTAAAGTTTACCTTGCTATAGATGGCGAGATTTCCCAAGGCCAAATTTGGGCAGCCCAATATGCCTCAGATAAAGGAAAAACCACTAAAGCATTAATGACTCGTGGTTCCCGTATGACTGGAATGCCTACAACGGTACCTAGGCAAGAATCAGAATCACCTATCCGTGAGGTATGTGAAACAGAAAAAGACATAGCGGCTTTTGTTATTTGGAATGATGAAGACCAATCTTGCTTAGACGCCTTAAGTATTTTACCTCAGTACGGTGTCCCAGCCCTTGATTTAACCAATGGGTTATTGGAAATAAAGCCAGTTGGGGATATTCAAAAGGTTGAGCGACCAGAGTTTCCAGAGGCTGAAGTCCTTACAGCGGCTGAAGAACTACAACTTGACCAAGAGCTAGACAGCCAGGTTGACATAACTGAAGAAGAAGAATATGAAGACCCTTTGTATGAGGCTATCAATGTAGTGGCTGGTATTTTTGCCGAAGCCATTGCTAGGGAGCTTAAGAAAGTGCTCAAGAAATGACCTCAGCGCGAGCTACAGGGGTTTTAGTGGCGTGTGTGTACCTTGGAGTCAAGCCTACCGTAGAGGCCGTACAGGCCCATTTTAAGGATGGTGGGCGACACATGTACCTATCTGCTCTAAAAGAGTTAGAATTATTAGGGTTTATTAGCCGCAAGAAGGTGCGTATTGGCAGTGACCTACGAACAGACTGCGTAGTAACTGAGCATGCAATATTGCATCTTGTGGGGTCTGGTTTTCCGATTCCCGAAAACCTGACTACAGTAGCCGACTCGGGAGTCGGAATATCCGACCTCCTTTTTAAGCAGAATAAGCTAAATGGCTATAATGCTTTAAAGCTAGAAAGTAAAGAATACTCCGAAAACGGAAAATCCGACTACCAGGAAATTTACGTCAACGTACAGGAAAAGGAAGCAGAAGTGCCTTACGATTTTTTTCAGAGCAACGTAACAGATGATGACTTTAGTGAACGAGAGAATACGCTTAAGAAAGCCAAGGAGCGTTATGCGGCTCAGAATGTTGAGAAGCAGAAGAAGGGGATTATCCACCGAGATAGTATGCCCAAGCATCTATGGACCTGCAGTGATGTTGCCTATGAGTTTGCCTACCGCGTAGAGTTCCATTGGAACATCCCACCTTGGTCAGTAAAGGCTACGGATTTTGTTAAAGCAATTGGCGGAATGCGTAAACGACTTGACACCGATGGTGAAATTGAGTATGAAATGATTAACTTATTCTGCGAAGCAATTGAGTGGGAAAAGTACAATAGTGGTGAGCACTTATGGAAACTCTTTATCAAGCGAGCAGATGAATTTGCAAACAAAGCCCGAGCAACGCTAAGGTCTGATGAAGAACTTGAAGAGGCGACATCTCAGGCTAAGAAGTCACAGGAGTGGTTGTATGAGTAACATGAAGCGTAAATGGGAAGAAGAAAATGACCCAGACAAAGAGCGCAATTACCGTCAGGCAGGTCTCACTAAAGAGACCATGGACCGTATAAGCAAATGGATTGAAAACCAACTACCAAAGGAGAACGATGATACCGCTGAGTGAACTACCTATCCGTAGAAGCACATGGACTCGGTTGGCTAATATTCCAAAAGCCAGAATTGGCTGGGAGTTTTCTGATTGCACAGATGTCACAGAAGATGACATGTCGGCTTGTAAGGGCTGGGTTCGCGCAGTCCGTGAGGGTAGGGTTATCAGGGCTGAGGGTTTTAAATCTTGTGGCAAAGGATTACTTATTGTAGGGAAGCCAGGTCAAGGTAAAACTGCATTAGCTTTGACAATTATCCAAGAGATGATACGAACATTTTCGTTTGACACATTTGCAGTAAAGGAAGGTATGTCAATTGTTAAGCCTTGTTATTTTATTACTTTTAGCGACATTGTGGCTCTTAAAGGAAGTCTTATCAGTAACCCTATGGATGACCAGGAAAGGCTCTTTCTTGGTATTCACGGTGACTGTGATGATGATGCTTACAATGTTCGGGTTCTTGTTATTGACGATGTAGGCAAGGAGCACACCTCAGCTAGTGGGTGGCAAAGCACATTGCTTCATGACATTTTGCGGTCGCGGTTTAACAATGGGCTACCTACCATCGTTACTACAAATTTGCCAGTTAAAGCATGGGAAGCAGAGTACGGCTCAGCAACTGGTTCGTTTATACACGAAGCTTTTGCCACAATTGAACTAGAATCTATTAGAGGGGACTTACGCAAGTGAAGGAGATTTCAGTGGAAGAGTCCAAACTAGTTCAGATTTTTTTAAGTCAAAGCGCCACCCCTGGACCTGGTATCTATGAAGTAAGTATTACTAATGAGAAAGATTTCATTTGTACTTGCCCAGGGTATGCTGGTAGAAAGACTTGCATACATACTAAATTTGTTACTGCAAGAGTTAAACAAAACAACGGTACATACCCATTGCGTATTTCTACTCGTTGTACAGAAGAAGATGCCGATAAGGCTATGGAATCAAATGAGGCGTTTCGTGAGTTCATCATTAAATTTAGCGAGATTGAGGTCTGTTAGAAATGTATAAGGGGGATTTAAGTAACTCTGCACCAAAGCGTGTATTAGTAAACTCTGCTGTGCTTTTTATTAAAGTACCAATAGTTGAAAAAAAGTTTAAAGTGTTTAAGAAAAAGTCTGAGCACCTCGCATTTGATAAGTTTTTGCTAAACAAACTTTATTTGTACACTACTCGTGCAGGTGTGACTTTAGAGATGGTTTCTTTTGAATACAAAGAAGGCGATTTGGAAATCATCTATAACAACATTGAACGTGCTGGAGTAAACCCTTTCCGAGGGTTTAGCTATTACGCTTCTCCTAAGAAGTTAGCAGCAGATTTAGCGTATAGACCAGAAGTTATTGGAGTAATTGACCCAGAGCACCAGTTGGTGTACGGTCGTCTAGGAATGGATTTTTAGGAGAATAAGATGAACTACGAAAACCGACTACTATCCCGAGCACTAAATGACAGAGACTTATCTCCTTTGTTCAACCGTAATGTAAACGAGTCTTGGTTTACTGTTGATGAAGATAAGCGTGTATGGGGTTTTGTTCATAAGCACTTTACTAATTACGGTGAGTGCCCAAGTGAAGCGGTTATTTTAGAGAACTTTCCCTCATACAAGTTTGAGGTAATACCAGACACAATTGAGTTCTTAATTGATAAAGTTATTGAGGCTCGCCGTGTAGCAATTATTAACAGTTCTCTTCGCACAGCTATTGAGCAGATTGAACTCAAGCAAGACCATGAGAACGCTGTTATGGCATTTCAACGTGGCATTACTAGGTTGTCAGAAAATGGGCTTGCTCCAGTAAGCGATATTGATATTACTGAAGATGCTGAAAAACGTTGGGATGAATACCTTGAGCGCAAAAACTTACCAAACGGTTTGCGTGGCCTTCCTACTGGGTTTGATACTATTGACAAAGTTACCAGCGGTTTACAGCCAGGTCAGTTGATTGTTGTTGTTGCTCCCCCTAAAACTGGTAAGTCAACACTACTTTTGCAATGGGCTCACAATGTTCATTTGCATGGTGCCGTACCTGTGTTCCAGTCTTTTGAGATGAACAATAATGAACAGTTAAATCGTTATGATGCTATGCGCTCTCGCATCTCTCATCATCGTTTGACTACAGGTACATTGACTGATGAAGAAGAATCTAGGTATCAAGCTAAGTTGCGTAGCATGAAGCAGATGCGCCACAAGTTCTGGCTTACCGATGCTATTAGCAGTAATACTATTTCTGGTATTGCAAATAAGATTCAGGCATTACAGCCCGACATTATGTTTATTGATGGCGTTTACTTGATGACCGATGAACAATCTGGTGAGCATAATACTTCACTAGCTTTGACTAACATCACCCGTAACCTTAAGCGTCTTGCTCAGAAGTATCAGATTCCAATTGTTATTTCTACACAGGTACTTAACTGGAAGACTGTCAAAGGCAACGTTACTTTGGATTCAATCGGTTACTCATCTTCGTTTGGTCAGGATGCTGACGTAGCCTTTGGTCTTCAAAAAGAAGATGAAAACGTTGACGACACGCGATTGCTTAAATTGCTCGCGGGACGTAACACTAGCCCTATGGATGTCTCTCTTTACTGGGATTGGGCTACAGGTGACTTCCGTGAGATGAACGGTGATGATGTATGACCGTAGAAGAAATGGAACGCTTGTTAGATGACTTAGGCATTGAGCATGTCAATGTTCGTGGTGATGAGATACAAGGGTTCTGCCCTATGCATGAACAACGTACAGGCAAACAAGATAACAACCCTTCGTGGTACATTAACGCTGATACAGGTGCTCACATTTGTTTTTCCTGTGAGTACCGAGGCAATGTAGTTTCCCTAGTTTCTGCTATTCGTAACATTAGTTATGATGAAGCACTGGATTGGCTCTCTACAGGCGGTGCTTTACTAGATGCTTTTGAGCGAGCTATCTCCAAACCTAAACAAGTATTTGAAGAACTTGTATACATCTCAGAAGCATCTCTTTCCGCATTTACTGACCCACCTGAGCATGCATTAAGGGCTCGCGGAATAACATTGGGGGCGGCTCAGAAGTACGGGCTTAAGTGGGATACCCAAACTGAAAGTTGGATTATTCCTATTCGTGACCCACAGACTGGTCAGCTACAAGGGTGGCAACTTAAAGCTTTTAATGGTAGGCATTTCCGTAATTACCCCGTGGGGGTAAAGAAATCGTTGGGCTTGTTTGGTTATCAGCAATACCAGGGAGGGGACATGATAGTTGTAGAGTCTCCGCTTGATGTAGTACGTCTTGCTTCTATTGGAATACCTGGTGCGGTGGCTATTTATGGAGCAATTGTTTCCGATGTCCAGCTGAAATACCTTTTGACTTCTGATAGACTAGTCTTTGCGCTTGATGCGGATGATGCAGGAAAAGCATCTTCGGCAAAGGTGGTAGACTACACGGAGTCTCATAACTTTGAAGCTTGGTTTTTTGACTACTCAAACACACCGATGAAAGATGTTGGCGGTATGAGTAGGGCTGAAGTTATCATAGGGTTGAGCAATGCAAAACACTCAATTAGGTATGCCACACATCTGTAAGGAGAATAATGGCTAAAAGTAAGTTAACAAGTTTGCAGGCTCTTGCAAATATGAAGAAGCACATGGTTAACCATGAACATGGTTTCCAGGGCTACTGCCACCGCACATGTCAAAACGCTTGGGGTCTTCCAGCAAAATATGCTTCAGCAATTGATGCTTGGAACAGCATTCCAAAAGAACACAAGAACACTGACCCACTTAAGGCGCCTATTTCAGCCCCCCATTTTTACGATGGTGGCCATTATGGGCACGTAGTTTTGCAGTCAGATAAAAAGGGTATGGTTTTTTCTACTGATGCCCCTGTTACTGATTTTGTTGGAGAAGTTTCTTGGGACTGGTTTGTAAAGCACTGGGGCAAGAAGTACCTAGGCTGGTCAAACTACTATAACGATGAAGAACTTCAACTTGGCCCAATGCCAAGTTAATCTATAAATCAATTAAGGAGAAGTAATGGCACTTCCAATTAAGGGTGGCAAAATTGGCACCCCATATGGTAAAAAAGGTGACGCTTGGTCACACGGCATCCACAAAGGTGTTGACTTTCCAACACCAGCAGGTACAGATGTACTTGCGGTTGCTGATGGAAAGGTTGTTGGCATCGGTACTTGGGGAGCAGCTTTTGGCACTCACTCAATTATCGTTGAACATGACCTTGCTGGTAAAAAGCATTGGGCTGTATACGCTCACTTGATGCAGGCTCTTGTTAAAGTGGGAGACCACATTAAGAAAGGTCAGCACATCGGTGAGTCTGGCGGTCGTGCTGGACACCCAGAAGACGGTAACGTCTTTGGTGAGCATCTTCACTTTGAAGTGCAGAAGACTGCTAACTGGGCTTGGGATGGTCATGTTGACCCTAAGGTCCTTCTAGACGCTTAGTCTTACTTTACATTTGGCCCAGGTATTGCACCTGGGCCTTTTGTATGTTAGGGTAAACGTATGTTTACAGGTACATTACTGCCGTATCAAGTTGAGGCTGTGGACCGTATGTGTGACCAAAAGAAAATGTTGGTTGCATATGACCTTGGTCTTGGTAAAACCGTGCTCACAATTGCGGCCATTGAACGCTTACAAGAAGAAGACAAGATTGCTGGTCCTGGATTAGTCATTTGCCTTTCCAGTCTTAAATATCAATGGGCTAATTCAATTACAAAGTTCACTGACAATACATCACGCCCACTAGTTATTGACGGCACACCTAAACAACGTCAAGCTCAGTACGCAGAAGCAATGGACTGGGAAATGTCTGGCGTTGACTACATTATTATGAACTACGAACAGGTGGTTAATGACTGGGAATTAGTAAAAAAACTTCCTAGGTCATTTGTTGTACTTGATGAAGCCACTGCTATTAAATCCTTCAGGTCTAAGCGCTCTCGCCATGTAAAGAAACTTAGCAACGCAGAGTACAAGTTTGCGCTTACTGGTACACCTATTGAGAACGGTAAACCAGAAGAACTGTTTAGCATTATGCAGTTTGTAAACCTTGCTGTCCTTGGTCGCTTTGATATCTTTGACCAAGCATTTATTGTGCGTAATACCTGGGGTGGTGTAGACCGCTACCGTAACCTACCTACTTTGCATAACAAGATGAAAGAAGCATCTGTACGCAAGTCTCAGAAAGACCCAGATGTTGCCCCGTATCTTCCCGACTCAATTCACAAAGAACCATTGTTTATTTCTTTGGATAGGAAGTCTGCAAAACTTTATACAAAGATTGCTAAAGATTTAATATTTGACTTAGATAATGCCCAGGCTATGTTTGGCTCTTCGTTCAATGTGTTTGCTCATTACGGGTATGAGCGCTCTAACAACCCGTTAGCAGATGAGGTACGTGGGGCAATCATGTCCAAGGTACAAGCTTTAAAGATGCTTTGTTCCCACCCAGACCTTATTAGAATTAGCCATAAAAAACACATTAGTGCTACTGGAGAAGGCTCTGTCTATGCTCATGAACTTGTAGAAGAAGGGTTCCTTGACGGAATTACCAACAGCCCTAAACTTGAAATGCTTATAGAATATGTTAATGATTTTTTAGACCAACGTCCAGATAATAAGTGTGTTATTTTTGCTTCCTATGTAGACATGGTAGACATCATTCAGGAACGTATTGGTAAAGAGCGTTCAAGGATTTACACTGGTAAACTAGATGCTAAAACAAAAGAGGAGAATAAAATTGCGCTTAATACAGACCCTACCTGCCGTGTCCTTATTAGTAGTGACGCTGGGGGCTATGGCGTGGACCTTCCTGCCGCTAATTTGTTGGTTAACTATGATTTACCTTGGTCGTCTGGTGCAGCAACGCAAAGAAACGGACGCATTAAACGTGCATCCAGCACATGGGAAACCATCGTCATCCAAGACTTCCTAGTATCAGGCTCTATTGAAGCTCGTCAGTTTGATGCGTTACAGCAAAAATCTTCCGTGGCTAATGCGGTTATGGACGGCGAAGGTATTGATACTGAAGGCGGGGTTGATTTAACCCTTGCATCTCTTAGGTCTTTTCTAGTTAGGAGTTCGGTTTAGACACGCCGATGATGAACTGGTAAAATAGAATTACATGTTAGGCAAGTTACTACGCCTGACTCCCGCCGTGGCGCTTCTTACAGGTTTACTTGTATCGCTACCCACAGCCCAGAGTCAGGCTAAGACCCAGATAACAACCTGTAGAACAGGACAACACGCTGCTTCTAGAGCAGTACAGAGGCTTCCATACGCCTCTCCTAGGTACAATCAGGCTATCGCTCAATACCAAATGATTACTAAGTATGGCTGGTGTGGACAGGAATACTCTTGTCTGGTCACCATGTGGAACCACGAGAGTGGTTGGAGGGCAAACGCTCATAACCCATATTCAGGAGCACACGGCATCCCGCAGTCTTTACCAGGCTCAAAGATGGCAAGTGCTGGAAAGGACTGGAGAACCAACCCTGCTACCCAAATTGCTTGGGGTTTAAGGTATATCCATAAACGCTACGGAACTCCTTGCGGTGCATGGGGGTTCTGGCGAAACCATCACTGGTACTAATGTGCTAGGATGTCAGAAAGCCAATCATTAAGGAGAATAATATGGCATTGGACTTTGGGTCATTGGTTGACCTAGAAGAAAAGAAAGACTTATTGGAAAACGCAATTCGTAATCTTGCATTCCAGGGATATCAAACATCTCTGCGTAAGCGAGTTGCTGAAGCTCTCAACCAAGAAGACGAAGTAAAAGACATAGATTATATGCTTTCTCAAATTGAGACAACCTTGGCAGTACACCAGGAAGAACTCAATTCTTTGAATGGTGTATAATAAAAGTACATCCTAGACGATGGTCTTAAAGCCCCCTGTTTTATACGGGGGGCTTTTTGCTTTCCCTAAGCCCTGATTATTTAGCTCATCTCATTTAAACTAGAGGTAAGTCTAGGAGATAGTTAAGTTGAAATTACTTAGGGTTTTTGTTGCGCTCACTCTAATGTTTTTGTTCCCAGCAACGGCTGCGTTTGCTGATTCTACAAGCACGTCTGTTTATCTTATGGCTTGGGAAAACAGCAGCATTGATTACACAGTTCCAGAAGGATACTTAATTAGCAGTGTTGATTTTGCTTCTTACGGAACCCCTACTACTGAGTTTACTGTTGGTGCGTGTAACGCAGAAGACTCGTTAGACACAGTTAATTCATACACAACAGATACTACTTTGCAAATTGATGCAAACAATGATACTTTTGGTGACCCTTGTGGTGGAACATACAAATGGTTAGAGGTACTGTTAACTATTGACCTTGACCCTGACTACGTTGCTCCAACACCAGAACCTACAGATACAGCAACGCCAGAACCAACGGATACAGTACTCCCAACACCAGAGCCTACAGACATTTTGCCTACTCCTGAGCCAACGCCTAGCGATACTCCAACTGTAGACCCTACTCCAACCCCTGAGCCAACTCCGTCAGAGACTGTAGAACCGACTCCAACTCCAACTTCAACTCCTGAGCCAACGCCCGCGTCTCCATCAGAATCACCAACTCCCCAGGCAAGTCCAACTCCTGTTCCAGTTTCCGTTGTGATTCCATCTATTACTCCTAGTCCTAGTGATACTCCTACCCCAGATGTTACTCCTACACCTGACCCAACGCCAACTGATGCCGCTGCAGTAGCAGACGCACTGGTAACCCAGTATGCAGGTACCGCGATTCCTGCTGATGTATTTGCAGCATCTGGGCTTACTTACGCAGACCTACCACCAGACCAACCAGTAACTTTGCCTAACGGTGTAGTACTTACTGCTAGTGTGGCCGATGCT